GTAGGGCTTGAAAGGCTTTGCCAGCACATAGCAGGTAAGCATTTTTCCATTGACGCCCTTACCCTTCGTTCTGACTTTCTCAGGCGTTTTGTAAAACGTGCCATAGATGATGTTCTCGTCGTCGAAGTACGACACTTTGAACCGCGTCAGCTCAGACTTGCGCCGCCCAGAATACCGCGCCAAAGCGAAGCAGCAGGCTTTCTCGTACTGCCCGCGCTCCATCAGATAGTCCAAGAGTTGATCGGCCTGTTCGTCGGTCAGCACCGTCTTCTCTCTGGTCGGCTCATTTACCGGGTTCTCGATCTTGCGGACGATCGACCGGAAGTTGGGAAGCTCGTCATCCAAGATTGCTTCGATGTAGTTGCTCAAAGATGACAACGTACTCTTCAGCCGGCGCACACGGGCGGGAGAGTTCTCGTTGTTCCGCAACAGCCAGTTTTGGTACGAGATGATGTCACGCTTGCTAATCTCCGGGAAATACTTGTTGTCCGCATTTTGGAGTACCCACACGAAGAAAATATACAAATCGCTCGTATATGCCTTGACGGTGGAATCCGCCTTGCCGATACTCCGCAGGTATTCCAGAAAATCGTTCATCAGCCGAATGTTCTTCGGGTTGATCTGGGCGATCAATTCCGGGCTGGTGATCTTGTTTTGTTTCGTCTTCCGTCCCATAACTCTCACCTCCTTTTTCGTATAAAGAAAGAGCCGTACCTAAAAAGGTGCGGCTCTTAAAAAATGGTTAGCAAATAGCTGTTTTATTCTGTTATGTGTAGCGGGGCTTCTCTCCA